GTGCTGATCGCGTCAGGGATGCGCGATGACCAGGAGGCGTTCGACCGGGCCGCCGCAGCGATCACCTCGGCCGCGTCGATGATGTTGCGTCGCAACTCGGGCCGAAGCTCGGTCGGCACGTCCCGCAGTTGCAGCGAGAACGCGATGACCTCCGAGCCGTCGATCGTGATCATCAGATGTAGGCGACGTAGGAGACGGTGAACGCCAGACCCACCGAGGCGCCCTCGTTGGCGTCCTGGTGCTGGGTCAGGGTCATGTTGGGCCCGATCGATATCTCGTCCGCGCCGAGCCCAGTCTCGTCGTCGCGGATGGCCGCTTCGAGTTGGGCCAGAATCTCGGTGGCCCGCTCGCGCACCGGCACGATCGTGGTGTCGCCGTGGCCGACCGCGATGTAACAGGCGATCTCGCCGTCTGCTGTCATGCGCCCGAGCATGTCCTCGTCGCGGCGACGCTCCACGGCGTGACGGTCGATGAACGGCGCCCAGCCGACTAGCAGCAGTTCCTTCGAGCTCGGCTTGAACGGCGCCGGGCCGTCGAACACCGTCACCCCGGTCAACGTCGACTCGGCCAGACTCACCAGCGCCAAGGCCACCTCGTGGCCTCGGTAGGACGCCGGCTGCATCAGGCCAGCCCGTACGTGTTGTACGGCCGGGTCAGCTCCATGGCCCGGCGCGGCAGGGCGAATCCTCGCAGGATTAAGTGCGAGGCGTCCCCGCCGACCGGGGCGTCGTCGTCGATGCCGTGGATCTGGGTAAACGAGCCGGACCGGCCACGCTGGGTCTCCCACAGATGGTCGGTCACGATGTAGACGGCCTTCTCCAGATCGTCCGGGTACGGGTCCCAGCCGGCCGTGTAGACCACGTCCAATTCGTCGTAGATGGACTGCGCCAGCCGCACCACTGCCGACCGGCGGGAAATCTTCGCCCCGGTAATGTCGACTGTATTGCCGTCCGAGTCGGTGGCCGAGACCAGCGTCTGCACGGGCCGCTGATCGAGGATGAACGTGCCGCACCGCGCCTGCGTCTGCTCGGTGAACGAGGTGCCGCCGACCGGACCGCAGCGGTGGCTGATGGCTGCCAGCGCGGCGTCGAAGAACGAGCCGAACTCGGCGAACATCGCCGAATCGGTCACGTTCGAGAAGGCTCGCGCCTCGGTCTCGGTCGGCGTGGCCACCGGGTCCTCCTAGATCACTTCTGCCGCAGCAGGGTGGCCGTACCGTCGACCACCGTCGCGCCCACCGCCGGCGCCGATGGCGGCGCAGCAGCCGTCGTCCCCGCAATGGTGACGACGAACTTCTGGCCGCCGGTGAACTGCAACTCCTGCCCCAACGTGACAGCGGTCGTGTTGGCCCGCAGCACTCGCCGCAGCGGACGGCCGAGGAAGTCGACCGTCGATGTAGTGGCCCGGCCCAGCGCATCGAGCGAGTTGGACGTCGGGGCCACCAAGTCCCGGCCGATGTAGTCCTCGCGGAAGTTGGTTGTAGCCATCAGCCCTCCTCATGTGCCTTGAGCTCGTCGACCAGTTCCTGCTTGGTGAACTGCTCGAGCTCTTCGCGGGTACCCAAACCGGCGGACTCAGCCAGGGTGACCAATTCGTCCTTGCTGAGCGCCTTGGACGGCTTGACCTCGGTCGCCTCTCCGGAATCGACCTCGGCCGTATCCTGCTCTTCCGGCGCCGGCTCGGCGCTGGTTTCGTCGACCAGCACCGAACCGAGCTTCTGACCATTGCGCTTAAACATCAGGTCGCCGTCAGCGGCACGATGCCGCCGTCCTCGATGGTCAGCGGCGTGAAGTAGCCCGCGTACGCCACCTGGGTGCCCAGTACCGACGGCTCGATGGCCTGCAGGGCGCCAACTCGCTGCTCGTACGCTTCGATCGCCGCAGTGGAGAACATGAACGCCTCGCCGGACGCAAGCCCAGCCGACATGGCGACCGGCACGCCGGAGATCGAGCCCATGATGCCCTGGCCGAACGTCCCGGCAGTGAGACCGGGCGACTGCGCGTCGCGCGGATTCACCGGGGCGAACAGCGGCCCAAACGTTCCCAGCGTGTCCGGGGCCACCGCCAGCAGCAGCCGGCCCTGGCCCTTCACAGCCGCATAGACAGTCGCAGCCGCTTCCCACACCGCCGCAGCCACCGTGTCGTTGGTCGGCGTGACGCCATAACCGACCGCCACCGTGCCGGTCGTCGCCAACTCGGCGGCAATTGCGGCCTCGGTCTCGATCGCGTACTGCGCCGCCAAGTCGTTGATGACCGCATCCAGCGCGCTCGGCGAAGAGAAGTCGATGTTCTGCCGCGACACGTTCACGTAGCCGCCGTAGGTGACCGCGTTACCGGTCAGGCGGGTGATCGTCATCTTCTGCGACGTCAACTCGGTCTTCTCATCCCCAGCTCCGCCGGCGGTGCCCTGTACTGCCACAGCAGTGCTCTGGGTCACCTTCGGGCGGTGCCACGTCGCCGACGGCATATCCCGCGGCCCGACGAACGAGACGACCGGACGTGCCGCATCGATGAAGTTGATGACATCGCCGACGATCGGATCGGGCACGATGCCCAGGTTGTCGCCGGTCTTCTGATGAGCGGCGGCCCGCTCGTACAGCTCCAGACGCTCGCGGGCATCCCGGCTGCCACTTGCCGCTGAGATGAGGTCGACCATCCAGTGACCGGCGGACCGGTATTCGATCGGGCCGGCCTCGCCGCTGCGGCGGGCCGTGGTGATGGCCTGGTCTACTGCCTTGGCGCGTGCCGCGATGTCCGACGCAATACGAGCGGTCTCCTCGAGTTCATCGATCTGCTCCTTGATCAGACCCATCCGGTTGCGGGCCTCGGCGAGGCTCGTCTTCTCGGTGTCATTCAGGTCACGCTCGCCGTCCTGAACGTTTGCGATGAGACCCTGGACGAACGCGTTTCGTTCCTCCAGTTCCTTCTCAAGACGCCGAATCATGGCGTCGTTGGCGTGCGAATTGATACCCATTGGTGGGCTCCTTCTTGAGAGATGTGATGAAGGAGCACGCCGCCGAGCACATCCGCTCTCCGGATGGTCGTGCCTACCCCGCTCTCCGGGGTGGTGGTCGTGCGTGTTACTTGCCGAGACGGGTCTTGGCCCACGACAGAATGTCGTCGCTCAAGTACTCATCCAGCGCCAGTGTCACCAATGGCTCACTAGCCACTGGTTGCGCAGGCAATCCCTCTCGGACCGCCAACACCTTTGCGCCTTTATATGCGGGGTCTTCCACCATCGCGATGTGATCGATGAACGCCCTGTTGATTACGCGAACTCTGCTCCGCCGGTCAAGCAATTGATCCCTGCCACGCACAGCGAACGTGATCGAAGGGCTCAGCATGTCCTCGTCCGCCAAGGCCAAGGTCTCATCACCCAACGGCGTGGACGCGATTCGCACTCTAGACATCAACCCATCCTCATGGGATGGCAGGAACTGCACGACCTTGCCTACAGTGCGATCCCTGTTATGACCCCGGTTCACTCGCACTCTGCCAGCATGATCTTCGATTCCATCGAAAGCTCCGCGGGAGAACCTCTCACGCCAGAACTCCCCGCGATACTCGATATCGGCTTCTTGATCATACGGAACCGCGAGTAGTTCGATTAGCCGCTGTTTAAAGTTCACCCCAGCAAGTACCGATTCGCGAGACTCTAACGGCGCGTTCGGCGGTGCCACCTCATTGCTCCTGTCGCCCGTGCCCGGGAACTCACCCATCGCAGCGGCCTGCGCCATCGCCTTCTTGCGGGCAGCCTGCTCAGATTTCTCGTCGCCGGCCGTATACACATAGCACTTGCCGGCGTCGCCCCACTTCCAGCCGGGCTGGCCGTCGGCTTCGCATCGCTTCAGCGGCATGATCTGCTCCTTGGACTCACGATCGACCGCCCCCCGTCAGCGCCTCAGCCGACTCCGTACCGATGAAGCGTTCCATGGTCCGGATCTCCTCACGGTCCAGTACGCCTATGTTCACCAACTTCTCGTACGCCTCGGCCCGCTCCTTGAACGTCGGCCGCGAGTACTCGTCCCGGTTCAACTCGGCCGACTGGCCCCGCGGCAGCGCCCAACCGGACAGCGCTGACATCACATGCACCGCCGCCGGCTTCAAACACCGCCGGTCGTGGAAGTCGAACAGGCTCGTCACGTTGCTGTACGTCATCGAATCGTCGCCGGACGGCAAACCCAGCAGGAACGGCGGCACGCCCAGCAGATTCGAGATCCGCGCCTCGTTGTACTTCGCCAGATCCAGCAACGCCATCTCCTGCGGCGAGAGCTGTAGCGGTTTCGCCTTTACCCCGCCGGAGAGCACCGCCGGCTTCCACGGCTGGCCAAGGTTTTGCATCCGCGATGCCCACCACTGGTCCAGCAGTTCATCCGACTGAGCCCTGGTCAACTGCGGTTCGACCTCGAGTACGTACTTCGGGATGCCGCCACCCTCGGCGATCTCCGTGGCGTAGCGGGCCAGCACGCCGGCCGCCACCAGCCGGGTCTTGCCCGACTCCAACGGCCCCACGCCCCTGGCGCCGTCCGTCGTGGATTTGTAGCGGATGTGCAGCACGTCCTCGGTGATGTCCAGCGTGCCCAGGTTGTACACCCGACGCCCGCCGGACATCTCCACGTTGATCAGCCACTGCGGGATCACCCGGAAGTTGTACGGGCGGTCGTCGGCATCGCGCGCCATCGGCAGCACGAACGCCTCGCCGAGCTGGAAATCCCAGAACAGTTGCTTAGCGAACTCGGCCCACGAGGTATAGATCATCGGGTCCGGGTTCATCATCCAGGTCGTCGGCTCGATCACCTGACCGCCGCGGGTCCGGTACACCGGCATCACCGAGAGCACCGAGGAGTTAAGGTCCAGCGCCGCCCACGCGGTGTCGACCAACTCGTCGAACTTCAAGCCGAGACTATTCCAAGTCTGGCTCGCCCACTTCGCCGGCCACCCGTCGTGCGGTGATGGCACGATGACAGCCATCCGGTTATTGCTGGGCGCAGCGGCCTCGAACTCGAACCCGTCCGGGTCGCCCGGCGAGTAGCCAGGCCCCACGCTGTCCGGGTCACCCACCGTCGCGTTCGGAGTCGCACCGGCCCCGGTGAGCCATGTCCAGAAACTCATGTCCCACCCTTCCTAGAAGATCGCCGGAACTCTCTTGATCTGCGCGGCCCACCACGACGCCAACGTGACCGCCTCCAGCACCGAGATGTCCGCTTCGGTCTGCCTGCGGCCCCATGCCCACCGGTCGCCCACATTGCGCTTCACGGCCACCGAGACGGCCGCTTCGAGCTCCGGGTACGAGCCGTGCTTGGCCTTGCGCTCCTGCACCCGGTCGAACAGGTCGGAGCAGGCGTCCAGCACATCGGTCGTGTCGGCCACCTTCAACTGAACGCGGGCGGTTTCCAGGTCGTCGATCAGAGCCGCCGCCGGCCCCTTGCCGTCGATCA